ATCGAACGCCGCATCAGTGCCAAGCGAACCAACAATCTTGTCTTTCGGCATATTGCTTGCGTCCATTTCCCAGTGGTCAAGAGACAAGGGCAAGCCGTTGAACGTGTCAACCGCTTTCTCGATCTCGGCGGCGGGGCGGTAAATCTGATATATGGCTTTTGGCTTTAGTCCAAGCTCCTGCCAACCGGGGATTGTGTCGCCGACGTAAGGGACGACCTGCTCTTTCGTGATATTCGACGTTGAAACGTGCAAATATCCGTTTTCGTCGAATGTTCGCGCCGTGTCAAGCGGCATTTTGTCAAATACCATTCTTGCACCTTCTCTCGTTTGGGCTTTCGGGAATTGTTAAAGTATCAATTATTTCTTTCGACCGCTCAAAAACTACATCTGTAAAGGCAAGCGGTATTTTGTTTGCGTGAAGCACTTCGACGATTTCAGTCGCCGCCTTTTCGATGTCAACTTTTATCATTCGCCCACTTCCTTCAAGATTTCCTCGATTGCTTCTTCAGTTTCTTCCTCGCCCATCGTCGGGACAAGCGGGCGGCATACGCAATAGCAATTCACCAATTCGCCCGGCTGGATGTAGTCCTGCACGTTTGGGTTTGGGTCGTAACAACCTTCTTCAATCCAATATACCGCGCCATCCATGCCTCCCTGCGTATGGTCAAGGGCGTGAGTTTCGCGGTACGTTTTCCCGCTGGCCGTGTGCATCCAAATCCCGCGAGTTATGCCATAAGACAAAAGCCGCTGACGTGTTAGGTTGTTTGTCGCCTTGTTTGTCTGGTCGCGTGCAATCATGCGGGCGCGGCGTTCCGATACGCCAAATTGCTTGTGCAGTTCTTCCGTCATGCGTGCGAGGTCGTGCCCTGCTTCGATATTGCGTAAGACAATGCCCTCGACTTGCGTCAAGTTATCGCGCATTAGTCTATTTTTGATAAGGTTTACGTTTTCCTTGACAATCGCGGCGAACGTTTGCCTTTCCTTTTGGCTCATATACGAAAACTTAAGGTTAAAGCCAAGTCCAGCGTCCCGCAAAGGTTTTGTTTGCTCAACGAGATTGCCCGCCACATATCCGCGAATTTTGCTGACAAACCATTTCGGCAAGGTTTCGCATAGTTCGTTAAAATGTCGCGTCCACTGCCGCAATAGCCGACGAAACTCTTTCAGAAGATTATCTACCGCACTATCTACAATCACATCTTCATTTGCGCGGTATTTCGCCCGCAACCAATAAACAACGCTTTTCTCCATAGCGCGGATTTCACGTTTTAGGCGTTTTTCGTATTCGCGTTCAATTCCTGCCGGGGGGAATATCGGTTTCAGTGTCCGTTTCATTTTCGCCCTCCAGTGGTAACGCCATTTCCGGCATCGGTATTTCTTCGTCAGCGTCAATATTTGCAAAGCCCGACTCCGGGTCGTTAGCAAGTGCAAGCCGCGCCTCACTCGAAGAAATAACGCCGCGATCTATCAAGGTCGCGTATGTATCGGCGATTGTTTTGTTGCAACGCGCTTTGAGGTCGCTATCTTCATCTGACAAAGGCACAAACTCAAAGGAAAGCGCATCGTCAACCGCGCCCTTGCTGTTTAACTGCAACAACTTCACAACGTATTCCAAAGGTTCACGGAAAAGCCTCTCTTGCAAAGCGTGGATATGATCGTAATGGTTTTTCATGTCGGCTTCGCCCGTCGAATTAAAGCCGCCCGGGGTCATACCCCACAATTTGACCGTCGGCTCACCAAACATAGCGGAAACAATCTCCATTTGCTGTTTGACTATATCGGTAACGCCGCCGATAGGTGTTGAAACGTCCGCTATATCCTCGGCCTCTTTGTCTACGGTCATAACGCCGTCGTTGTCGCGGTTCATCGAAAAATACTGTACGCGCCGCCTAATGTTGCCGCCGTCCCTGCCCGTCAAAAGTTCCTGCATATCGGTTTTGAAAACCGTGCAGCTAAACTTTTGCAAAAGACGGCTTGCCGCCGCGCTACACTCGGAAAACTGCCGCACGTTTTCGGCTACGATCTGCGCCAACGGTACGCCGAAAAAGTTATAAGCTGGAAGGAGCAACGTCGGCGGTTTATCTTCCGCAAAATACAAGAAGCGTGAAGCGTGTACCTCGCGCCCGTTAATAAGCCAAGACTGCGGGACGAAATAATCACGGTCAAGAGGATTGAAACAAGAATAACGTCCCGGCGCGATATATGTAGGCTCAATCAGTTTGAAGCCACGCAACGCCCCGCGCTTGAACGTATCAGCATCCGCACCTAGCGGAAGTTTCAAATCCTCGCCCGAAATATCCCCAACGTCGATATAGGCAAGACAACCACCAAAAAAGCCGCACATTTGCGCGGCCTCTCTAAACAACCTATCAATTTTCAAGCGGGTCATTTCTGCCTCAATCGCGGCGGATGCTTCATCGTCCGTTGCTTCGCCGTTGTAATTAAACTCAATCCAACGGCGCGTCATTTCATCGGCGCGAAGATTTACCCCCGCTCGAATAATTCCGTTCTGTGACAGATTGGAAAGTATTCCATAACCTAGGAATTGTTGAAAGTCATACAAGCCGCCAACCATGTTATAAACGCCGCACTGTTTCAACGCCGCGTCATGGACGGCGCGAAGATTGCTTTGCCCGTAGCCTAACGACTTATAAGGCGAAGCGTCAAAGGCTACCTTTTCGCGCTCCAATGCGTTATATGCGATTTTCATATTTTCCTTTGCCTTTGCCATGTTTTCACCTCATCATTAAAGCGGCGGGGTTAATCTGCATCTGTCCGCGCCCTTTTATAAGCCCGTCAAGGCTATAGCGTAATGCGTCGATACAATGATTCCATGCGTCCACGATCAACGGCAGTATGTCGCCCGTTTGCTTGTCGACTTTGTAGGAATAGTGATTAAATTCGTCTATTGTATGGCGGCATCGTGGGTGTATCACAATATCAAACGACTTTATAAATGCAATTCCATCTTCTGCGTTATGCGCCCACTTTTTCGCACCGCTAATATAAAAGCCTTGCCTTTTTACATACGATATTGTTTCCGGCCTTGCGTTATCCGCTTTTATAGGCCAGCTTCGCGCCGTTTCTATCGTGTCGAACAACGCGGGCGTTTCGTCGATTTCTACTCCTACGCCCCATGCTTCTTTGTCGATATACAACGTGCGATCTTGAATAAAACATCTGACAAGCGCGGTCGGGTCGTTTGCAAAGCCCCAGTCTGCGCCGTGATAAAACCGCGCGTCTTTCGGTGTCTCAAATTCTTCAACCATAAACCGCCCTGCGAATATAACGGCGTTGCTGTGCTTTCTAACTTCCCCTTCCCATATATGAAGATAGCTTTCATAGTCCCTAGCCTTTAGCCATTCCATTTCGCGGCGCAACACTTCAGGAAAGGCCGGGTTGCCGTCATAGTTTACTTTACAAACAAAAGCATCATCGGGCGCGTTCATAACAAACCGTTGATAAGTCGGGTCGGCCTCATCCAAAGGATTGAACGTCAGCCATATTTCGGAGTTAGGCTTTCTCACTGTCGGGATTAAAATATCCCAACTATCCGCACTCACGGCGGCGGCTTCTTCCACCCAACAAATATCAATTCCCTCGGTGGATTTTATTTCCTGCGGGTTAGAACGCAAGCCCTTAAAGATAAACTCCGTGCCGCTTGTGCATCGGATAGCGTCGCGCGTGATCGTGTACGCACCCGAAAGCCCGATTGCTTCTATTTGCTCACATAACAACTTGTGAACGCTGTCGGATATGCTTCTTTGAATTTCACGGGCGCACAATATCCGCATGGGCTTTTCATAGCCAAGCAAAAGCAACGCGCGCGCAACGCTCCACGATTTACCGCTACCGCGTCCGCCATAAAACACTTTGTATCTATGCGGGCGAAACAGTTCTTGAAAAGCGGGCGCGAAGATAATGCTCACTTGAAATCCTCCGGCTTGTCGCTAAACTGGATATTTAACGAACCAGGCAATTTGGAAACGCCCTGCACATCATTCTCTCCCAACATTTCAAAAGCCAAGCGCATAAACGAAGGATTTCCCTTCATGCCGTTTATAACGGTCATATACGCCATAGCCGCGCCGTAGGTCATATCCTCTTTCGTAACGCCCGCCTTTTTTAGCTGTTCGCGTAGTTTCTCGTTGTCAAGAGGCAAGTCTTTTAATAACGCGAACGCCTCGCGGATTGTCTTTTTCTCGCGTCGTGCTTTGCCGCTTGCTATGCCGCCATTTTTGCCTCTTGCCTTTGCTTCCTCTTTGGTTCGTACTGGTTGCAAATCCTTCGCGCTCACGTTCTCGCCTCCTTCCACAAAAAAAGCACCTTGCTTTTGCAAAGTGCTTCATGTTTGCTATGTTGCTATTATTACCGCAGGAAAGACGCAAGGGAGATTTTTTTCGGCTTCATGCCGTACTTTTTAGCAATCTCCGTTGACTTGGTATTATATGCCACAATCCACGGCCTTATGATTTCCCGTGCCTCATCTCTGTTGATTGCTCCCATGCGGTAACTGTCACGCGCCTCAAACGCTCTGTTTTTCAGTTCTTCCATGATTGCCTCCCCCTTTCAGTGTCCATTATAGAGGAACAAACGTTAAATGTCGAGGGGCTTTTCTTCTTTTATTGCGTCTAATGCGCTCGTATCTGTGTAAATGTTTTTGATCTGCTTCATATCGCCCTTATAAAACACAAGGACGTTTTGATGTGTCTTGCCGACCTTGCGTGTTTTCCACATGGAATTTACACGCAAGGGCAAACTTCCAGCGGGCGTTATATAAATTATTTCGTTGTAGTACCGCAAGCCCGCGTCAAGAAATGCCTGTATAGTGCCGCCTATGAAATTTCTATACGCGCCGTTGTTGTCGCGCACCTCGCCAACGACAAACACGGCGAAGCGGTTTTCTTTCAACATGGCGCAGGATTTATTTATAATGCCTCGATAGGCTTCTAAAAACTTATCATAAGGCATATTGGAAATATTTTTTTCGTTGTCGGAGTATTTTTCTAAGTCAGCATAGGGCGGGCAAGAGAAAAGCAAGTCATAAGCACCCGGCGCAAGCTGGTCTATATTTGCACTGTCGCCGCACGTCCACGCGGGAAGATGTTCATTGCATAAATTCAACGCCGCCGTAACGTTTGCGTCAATCTGTTCTT